GTCAACACTGCTGCGCTGCTCTACGCCACAGAGCCAGGCACACCCAAGCTTTATCTCTATCGCGAGTACAAAGCCGGCGGGCGCACGGCCAAAGAGCACGGCGAGAAGCTCAGGGAAGGCGAGCCGCACACACCGTTCTGCGTCGGCGGCTCCAAGAGCGAGGGCCAGTGGCGCCGCGAGTTTCGGATGGGCAACCTGCCCGTCGCCGAGCCGGATATCTCGGATGTCGAGATCGGCATCGACCGCGTGTACGGCGCACACAAGCGCGGCGAGATCATCGTCTTTGACGACCTCGACGGCTACCTCAACGAGAAGCGCAGCTATGCCAGGAAGCTGGATGCGAACGGCGAGCCGATGGCCGAGATCGAGAACAAGAGTATATTTCACTTCATGGATGCCGAGCGCTATATCATCGGCAGGATCAGGAGAGGTGAATAGCAATGGACGATAGAGATCGAGTTATGGGTGTTACTATCCGCTACGAAGCCATGCTGGCTGTGCTTCAGGGCAAGTTACGGCTACCGGATCTTGCTGATTTGCCAGATGATGCACAGATTGTAGCAGTTGAACACAGCGTCCTTCATCGGGGCTTTACGTTACTTATTCAGAGCAAGTCATTCGAGCCTGTGCCGGTCGGTGACAGGGTGCCGATGCTGCCGCCGTTAAGGGTGCAAGTGCTATGATCGCGATTCCCCGCATACCTGTCGATCGCCGCCGTGCTGCCCGTGCGCTGGCCACTGGCGCCGAACTACTGCTGGCCGCGCTCCCATTTGTGATCGGGCTGGTGCTAGGCCTGGTCGTGCGAGTGCTGGCTTGGGCTTGGCTGGCATCGCTCTGGTTGCTGGGCGTGATCATCGCGGGCTATGATGCCGGACGGAGGGTAGGCAGGTGAGTAGCGAGATTGACGAGCAATGTGCTCAAGCGCTGGGATGGGTGCGTGGGACTCATACTCGCGCCGACGGGTCAACCTACCCATGCCACTACTGGCACGATGCGAAGGGCTGTCGCTCTGAGCGTGTCGACGACGATCGGTGTATGGAGTGTCATCGTGACGATCCAGCGTGGTCGCCCTCAACGGATCTGGCCGATGTGCGCCAGCTTGAAGATGAGATCGAGCGACGCGGGTTGCAAGAAGCCTATATCCAAGCGCTAGATTCGTTTGTTACCTACGAGCGATCTGAGGGCTGGCAGTGGTTTCGCTGGGGTATACTTCGCGCTACGCCCGAGCAGCGCGCCCGCGCGTTTTTGAAGGCCATAGGAGGGTAAGACGTGAGCAAGACCGAAGTTTCGTATGCCTGCCCTGCATGCGGGCGAAGCACCGACCTGGCTACGGTAACGAAGGGGCGCGCGCCGACAGCCAATGATCTCGCCCTTCGGCCCGAGATGCAAGCAAAGGGCGACGAGTTGCTGACCTGCCCGTGTGGCCAGCAGTACACGTGGTTCTCGGCAGTGCAAGTGACGGTGCGTGATCTCACGTGAACCTGCTCGCCTACATCCGCTATCACCAGGCCCGCGTGCGCCGCGCCGCAGGGCGCTTCAAGGCGTTTGCCGAGCTGCACCCCGACCTCGTGCAGCGCGAGCACATCTACTCCTCATCGGCCCAGTTCGCCGCGGCCGAGGCCGACAGCTACGCAGGCGCTGCGCGGCTCTACAAGAGCTATGTCTGGGTGCGCAAGGCTATCATGCTCTATGCCCAGAACATCGCGCCGCTGCCCGTGCGTGTGGTCGATGCGAGCGGCAAGCCCATCCTCGACCATCCGCTGACCCTTCGCTACCAGGCACCGAACGACCGCTACGCCGCCCCTCGTTACTGGGCCAAGCTCATCACGCACAAGCTGCTAAGTGGTGAGCGCTTCAGCGAGATCGTAGATGACTCCCGCGGGCGCCCTGCGGAGCTGTGGCCGCGCCGACCCGACAAGGTGCAGATCGCACCGGACGCCAGCCGGCCAGGCTACCCTGCCGTGGCGACTTACCACCTCGATGAACTGCCCGACGGCCAGCAGGACTTGCAGCCAGAGTCCGTCATCCACGAGATGACCGAGAACCCGCTGTCCGAGTGGCGTGGCCTCGGGCCTATCCCAGCCGTGCTCGCTGGCATCACACTCGACCTGTTCGCGCAGAGCCAGGCGCGCGTGTTCTACCAGAATCAGGCGCGGCCAGACTACGCTATTCTCTCACGTGAGCTTGCGACGCCCGAGGAGCGGGTGCGCCTCGAAACACAAGTTGATGAAAAGTATGGGTTCGGCGGCACGCGCAGTGGCAAGCCGATCATTTTGGAGGAAGGTCAGGACATCAAGATCCTCTCCTTCCCCGAGAAAGACCTGTCCAGCCTGGAGCAGCGCAAGTTCTCGCGCGACGAGGTAGCGGCCATCTTTGGCATTCCAGATATCTTGATGGGGTTCGGCGCCGACACCTATGACACCGAAGAGAAACGCGACGCTGCGCTGGCGGTGCTCTGGGCGCTGGCGCTCCTCCCGTTCGTGCTGGAGCGCGACGAGACTGAAACGCACTTCTGGCGCACGGTGCGCCCGATGCTCGGCACCGGTCAGCGCATTGCGACCGACCTTTCCGGCGTCGCGGTGCTGCAAGAGAAGATCGGCCCGAAGCTCGAAAACGCGGCACACCTCTGGGGCATGGGTGTGCCGTTCGACCTGGTTGATCAGGTGCTCCGGCTCGGCATCGGGCGCATCCCCGGCGGTGACGTGGGGTATCTTCCCATGAACCTCGTACCTGGCGACCAGCTCGCACTGCCGCCGGCGGGGCAGGCCAGCGCGCGGCCGCTGCTCACGAAGGATCGGCGGCCAGCCGCATCGCGCACGGCCGCCGCGCTGCAACGTACGCGCCTGCAGGTCGCCAAACGGATGGAACCGAAGATTGACAGCTACTTCAGCGACCTCGCCGATCGCGTTGCGGCGCGGGCGCGCGAGAGCGACAAGGCGGTGACGAATGGGCATGGCCCGCTCGTGGTCAAGCTCCCGACCGTCGCGGATCTGCTGCTGCGCACCGACGAAGACGCGCTGCGCGAACTGTTCAAGACGTGGAGCGTTGAGATTTGCAGCGCCAGCTGGGAGACGTGGAACCTTGCGCTGGGTGCCGACATCGCCTTCGAGCAGTCCGATCCGGCCGTCGTCGCGGCGGTCAAGCAGTCGGGCAGTCGCGTTAAGGATATCAACCAGACGACGCGCGACGCGATCAGGGAGGTGCTTCAGACCGGCGCTGAGCAGGGCTGGACCATCGACCAGCTGGTTAATGGCGTGGGTGAGGATGCCGGCCTGCGCGATGTGGTCGCGGAGAGCTACGGCGGGCGTTCGCGGGCGATTGCCAGGACAGAGCTGGGCGAGGCGCAGCAAATCGCCAGCATCACGCGCTATGATGAAACAGGCGTCAAAGAGGTCGTTGTGTTCGACGGCGGCAGCGATGACAGTGACGACGAGTGCAATCAGCTCAACGGCACGGTGCAGACACTCGCCTGGGCGCGGGCGAACACGCTTGGGCATACGAACTGTGTGCGGTGTTTCGGGCCGAGTTTCGACTAGCTGATTTCGTAGCGAGCGTGACATGACAACACAACATCTTGACGAACGTGATATAATGCAGCCAGCACCACAAACCAACGCGTTTGTCGAGGTGCGCGGGCCTTCGGGCAAGCTGCTCGGCTACTATAACCCTGATACACACCAGTGGAAGTACGAGGATAAGCAGCGTTCTGAGGTAGTTGATCTGCGGGCGTACCAACGACGCCCTGTGTAGCTCCTCCTAGTTCAATACGAGTGCGCTTGTCGCCAGGATGATCCTAAACCGGATCGCCCTGGCTTTTTTGATTCTTCTGAGGTCAGCATGCCCCCTAAGCACAAAACATTCGAGATCAAAGTCGTCGATCGCCGCAAGGACGGCGGGCGCATCATCATCTCGACCGGCGGCGTAGATCGCGATCGGGACCGGGTGATGCCCCGCGGCGCACGGCTCGACAACTACCTCAAGAACCCGGTGGTGCAGTGGGGGCATAACTACTTCGATCCGTTTGCCACCATCGGGCGGTCGAACTCAATTGAGATTTCTGACGAGGGCATCATCGCCGACTTCGATCTCCGACCGGCGGCGAACGAGCACGATCCGCAGAACATCATATTGCTGCTTTGGAATGGGGAGTGGATTAGGACGGCCTCAATCGGCTTCCAGCCCGAGCCTGAGCAGATGAAGCCGAACGACTTCGGCGGGCTGGACTTCGGTGTTTGGGAGTTGCTCGAGTGGTCTATCGTGCCCATCCCCGCCAATCAGGATGCGCTCCGACTTGCTGCTGAGGCTCATCCGAAAGCCTTCCCTGCGTACCAAAAGGCGATTGCCAAGCGCGGGCGCGTGCTCTCGGCGAAGAACGAAGAGAAGATCAAGCAGGCGCGCGACAATCTTAACGAGGTGCTCAATCAGCTCGCCGAAGACGCCAGCGACGAAGAGGACGACGACGGTAAGCGCTTCACGGCCCGGCGGCGCAAGGCCGAGGCGCTCGGCGCCGGCAGTGCGCTTGCCTGGGTGCGTCGGATGGAGGCCGCCTCGGATCTGGGCACACAGCAACTCTACGCAGTCTTTCGGCAGTACACGATCGATGTCCCGAAAGATGCAACGACACTCCGTTGTGATGACGACGGGGAAATCATCGAAGTACCCCATCCGAACGCTGGCACAACCGTTACCTGCAAGGATGTGGTGTTTCAGCCGCCGCTTGCCTACACCGATGACAGCTGGGGCGAAGACGCGACCTACAGCATTAGCGGCCCCGATCGGGCTGATGAAGAGTTGGTCAAAGGCATGGGTGGCGAGTGGGAGGTTGTATACCTCTCCGAACCGATCGACACGATCCCCGTTGTGAAATCGGCGAAGCGGCGCAGGGTGTATACAACGGGTATCCAGGTCTTTACCCAGCGAGGGCTCGATCGCGCCAAAGCTGCGCTCCGGCGTGTGTCGAAAGCAATCGAAGTAGATGAGGAGGACACGATCCTCCTGGCACAGCTCGACAGTATCTTGAACGCGGCCCGGCCTAAGACCAGCCGCACTTAGGAGGATGTATGGCCATTAGCGATGACATCATCAAGCGGCTGACCGAAATCGAGGAAGCGGTCAAGGGTAACCAGACGGTGGACTGGGATCAGATCAAGGCCGACTTCGAGAAGCACCACAAAGAATATATCGACGAGCAAATCAAAGAGAAGCTCGACAGCAAACCGCTACGCCGCGTGCCTGGTACGCTGATTGGCGCAAACGGAGAGAAAATCGACAAGTCGAACCGCTACCACAAGCACCTGACCGCCTTCGAGAAAGACGGCTACCTGAAGTTCGGCGAGCATCGCATCACGCCAGTCGATCTCTACCTGGCCTACAACCTGATGGAGAAGGGCCACGTCTGGTATCCCGACAAGATCAAGGCACCGTCCAAGGATCTCCAGGCGGCACTCAAGGCCATGACCTCGACCGGCGTCGGCACCGGCGACGAGTTCGTACCGACCGACATGGCCGAAGACGTATGGATGGACATCTTCCTGGCCACCCGCGTCGCCGATACGATCATGACGGTGCCTATGCCCACCGATCCGTTCGACGTGCCGGTCGGGATTGGCAACATCACCTGGCGCAAGGCCACGCAGGGCCAGCCGACGACACAGAGCGATGCCAGCACAAACAAGGCCACACTCACCTCGACCGAACTGATCACCGAACAGCAGTGGTCATACACGCTCGACGAGGATAGTGTCATCGCGCTGATGCCACTCCTACGGGCCGAGATCACCCGCTCGGGCGCCGAGATTATCGACGACTTCACTGTCAACGCTGACTCGACCGATGCGGCGACCGGTAATATCAACTCGGATGACCAGAATCCGCCCGACGATAGCTTCTATCTTTCGGAAGGCCAGGACGGTTTGCGACACGTCTGGCTGGTCGATAACACCAGCCAGAACATCGACATGGGCGGCGCAGCACTGACCGATGCGAAGATCGTGGATATGCTGGCTAAGCTGGACAAGTACGGCGCCGACCCGAGCCGGCTGGTGATGATCGGCGACGTGCAGACCTACCTGAAGGGCTTCCTGTCCAGTGCCGCAGGCGCGCCGGGATCGAACCTGCTGACGATCGACAAGTTCGGGCCGAACGCCATCCTGCTGACGGGCCAGATTGCGGCCTATCGCGGCATCCCGCTCATCACCTCGGCGGTGCATCGGTTGGCCGCCTCGGACGGCAAGCTCGACGCGGCGACGCCAGCGAATAACACGCTCGGCTCAATCACCGTCTACAACCGCGACTTCTGGAAGAAGGGATTGCGCCGGCAGTTGCTGATCGAGATGGACCGCGACATCCGCGCGCGGATGATGATCATGGTCACCTCGATGCGGCTCGCGGTCGCCGCGCGTACACGGTCGAGCGCCAAGCACACGGCAGGAATGCGCAATATTCTCGTGTAGTTTGCCGCATTCTGGTGCGGTAGTGTAGTCATCATCAGGAGGGCAAACGAATGGCAAACGAACTGAACTTTATGGGCCCTGCCGGTTATCCGGTTTCCTTCCAGGTCGCCATCGCCAATCCTGGCGCGGGTGCGACGACGGCCGCCACAGCGGCCCAGGGCGGCGCTGGCCTGGTCGTGCCGGCCGGATACGAATTCCATCCACTGCTGATCTCGGTCACAAGCAACGCCGACCTGACCGCCGGCAGCCTGATCGCAAAGGTGACGGATAACGGCACTGTGCTGGCGAACGGCCCGATCGCGACGCTCTCCGATCTGGTGCAGGTCGCTGCCGGCGTCCAGCGGGCGCAAGTCGAGCCGATCGCCGCAGGGCACAAAGTGGGCGCATCCGTTGTGACCGACGCTGGCTATCTGCCGGTGACAGCGGACATCGACGTACTCGTTTCGGGCGTGCTCCTGCCGGCGTAGGCATCGGGGTGACTGAAGGTGCTCGCCTGGCAAGGCGACAAGGTAACAAGAGGAGCCTATGAAACTGAAAGTACTTGGGCGCTACACAAACACCGCCCGTAATATCGATGTCTATCCTGGCGACGAGATCGAGGTCAAGGATGAGCTGGCCGCGTGGCTTATGAACGATGCACCGGGCTGTTTCGAAAATCCGGCGAAGCCACCGGACGAGCAGACGGCGCCTGGCCAGGAGTCGAGTGACGAGGCACGCCGCCAGTCGACCGCCATCCTCGACGAGGCGCAGCGTCTGCTTGCGGACGCACATGCCGAGGCCGACCATACGCGGGCGACTGCACTCGACACTGGCGCGCAGAAGCCATTCGACATGCCGCCGGACGGCACAACCCTGAAAACGGATGCGGCGCCGTCGGTCATCACCGGACCCGACAGCGGCGTCGAGGTGACGCACCGTGCCGCCGCAGACGAGCAGCAGGCCGTTGTCCAGGAACAGCAGGCCATCAAGGAAGAGCAGCAGGCAGCCGAGCCGGCCGACGTCGACATCTCCTTTACGCCGTCGTCGGCTTTCGAGGCCCAGCTTCAGGAGGATGAAGACGAGGAGCAGAAGGGCCTTGACGCACCGCCGCGCGATAAGGCGGTCAAGCGCTCGCCGAAACAGAAATGAGCCTGCTGGCCGTCGACGAACTGCGCGCGCAGGTTAAGACTGACCTCGACGATACGCAACTCCAGGCCGTCATCGATCGCGAAGAGGTCGAGGTCATCCGGCGCTACGGCGCACACTACGTTGACAGCGCAACAGCGATCACGGAGGTCTGCGACGGCGGTGGCTGTAGTGTCTGGCTCAAGCGACGGATCAGTTCGGTCAGCAGTATCACAGAGGCGCAGAGCCTGGGCGGAACCCAGACGACGCTCACGAGCACGCAATACTACGCCGTCGTCGGGCAGGGGCGCATCATCCGGCTGACCGAAGGCACATCCTGGGGGCGCTACGTCAGTGTTAGCTATGTGCCCGCCGATGATAGCGCGCTTCGCAAGCAGGTGTTGATCGAGCTCGTCAGGCAGGCGCTGGAGCAAACCACGATGAAGAGCGAGAACGTGGCGGGCGAGTACAGCTATCAGGCGCCGGACTGGGAGCAACAGCGCAGGGCGCTTTATCGACGGCTTACGCTACCGAATATCTGATGCGTGCGCCCGAGCCGGTACCTGCTCAACCGCTAGGACTTGCGCCTATCACGACTGTAAGGGACGTATTCCATGAGCACACCGACGATCCAGGTCATTACCCGCGCGTCAAGCGGGCTGACACCATCCTACGCTGCCGGGAGCGCGACGGATACTTACCTGATCCCGAACAATGGCCGGGTGTTCCTGCATGTGAAAAAGACCGGCGCCGGTGATTGTACCGTTACGGTGGTGACGCCCGGCACGACCGACACCCTGGCGCTGGCCGATTACACCGCGACGGTCCTTGCGGCCGTCGGCGATAAAATGATCGGGCCGTTTTCGCCGCTGGTCTATAACAACAATGCGGGGCAGATCGCCGTCACGTTCTCGGAGGTGACGGGGCTGACTTTCGCCGTGCTACGACTGCCATAAGGAGGATGATCCATGGCCGAAGTGACTGTCACCGTCTACAAAGCCGGCCGTGCGGCGGCATCGGCGGCGAACTACACGGACAATAAGACCGCTGCGGTGAGCGGCAACAACTACAACATCCCGAACAACGGCCGTGTCGGCCTCATCCTCGAATGCACGGCCGGCGGCACGGCGACGGTGACGACGCCGAACAGCGTTGACGGCCTGGCGATCACCGATCTGACGCTCACCACCACGGCTGCCAAAATCCAGCTGTGGGGAGGCTTTCCGCCAGCCTATTACAACAACAGCAGCAATCAGATCGTCGTCGCTGTGAGCGCGAACACGAACCTATTCGCGTTCCAGTTGAGTTAAACGATGATGGCTATCACCGACAGCGAAGGCAAGGTTTGGGTTGATGTCCAACTCGACGGCGAAACAGCTATGCGCTTCGCCATCAACGGGATGGATGATGCCCTATTCGCGCCGGAAAGCGAGGTTGAGATCCCTGATGAACGGATCGTGAATGCGACCCGCAGCCTTGCACGTCCGTTCGGGGTGCCCGTCAATGTTCAGCCGATGGTGTATAGCAACGCACAATTGCCACCGTCATGGACAGGGCTATTCGATGGGGGTTGACTCGCACTTCATCCACCGCTGTGATGTGGAGCGCTCCACGAGCGTCGGGCGCGACGGCCTCAAGGCCGAGCAGAAGAGCTGGCAGGTATGGGAGCAAGGGATGCCCTGCCGCTTCGTGGAAAAAGAGCAACGTGTTGCGGACACGGCGTTGTCCGAGCGACCGACGATCACGGCCTACCTGCTACTCTTTGGGGTCGGTCGCGATGTGAAGACGAAGGATCGGATCGTCAACATCGTGCTGGAAAACGGCACGACCGACGCGGGGCCGTACACGATTGAGCAACTCCTACACCGGCGCGGACGCGCGGCCAAACACCAGAGCGCCAGACTGGAGAGAGGGGCTACCCGATGAAACTTCCGCCAAAGAAAATGGACCAACTGGTTGCGGCGGGGCATCTGATCAGCGTGCGCGGGCGCTGGTTCCTTTCCTTGGAGAGCCTAGAGGATGTAGCGGGGCAGCCTGCGCTGCCGACCGAGGGAGCTACCGATGTCGGCGAAGCTGAACTGGAGGGGCAAGGAGCTGCGGGCGAAGAAAGCACGGCAGTTGACCGAAGCGCTGACCGAGATCGACCAGCGCATCGAAACCGAAGCTAAGGCCGAACTCTACCCCGGTCACGGCAAGCGCACAGGCACGCTCCAGCGTGCGATTGCGGGCGACGCGGCACACGAAGAGGGCGATCGTATTCGGGGCAGCGTGGGGGTCAGAGGGGTTAGATACGCGCTTCGCATTCACAGACTCTATCGCTATATCACCGAGGGAGTCAGGCGCGTCAAGCCGATAGCACTGGACATCGTGAGAAAGCACTGCCAGTGATGGGCATTTATGTCGGACCAGCACCAGAGGACGCAATGAGTCAGGTCAACCTGAACAAGCAAACACCGAAGCCCGATGTTCTGCCGCCATCGCAGGTATATGTTCAGCCGCCGCCGCGTCGCTTGCCGCCTCCTGCCGAACGGCCAGCGACCGGCAAAACCACTCGGCTGTCGCGCCACTGCAAGAAGTGCGGCGACGAATTTCCGGCCAGTGCTCAGTTCTGTATAGCCTGTGGGGCGCCACGATGATTGCCGATCTGCTCGAGATCGTCATTGCGCGGTTGGTGTGCGACGCCGATCTCAGCCTCGAAACCGAGGGCCGCGTGGCGAGCAAGCATAAGTTTGGACTGGACGCCGCCGACGATGAAGACGCCTGGCAGCTCCCGTCCAAGGCGCTCACGGTCGGCTATGCCCCCGGCGGCGCGGTCGATTTGTACGGCGGGCAGCAGCGAAGCCGTCTGGAGGCGCGCTGCTACGGTGCCAACCAGGAGGAGGCGAACCGCGTCTACGGCGCGCTGGCGGTCATCTGCGACGCGAGCGAGCGCACCGTCGTTGCAACCGACCGCGGCAACGGCCTGCTCTACTGGCTGGTGCTGGACGACTCGCCCGAGCATCTGAAGGACGGCGATCTGAATATCGACCTGGCGCGCGTCTCGCTCAGAGCGTGCTGCCATCGCAACTTCGTTCCATAGGAGGATAACGGCATGGCCGATGCAAATCTGGCGCCCTTCGAGCAGCTCGCCGGCATGACACTCAAACTTTATATTCATGGCACGGCGAGCACGGCCGAGCCAGCGGCCAGCGCTGATCCAATCGCGAGCGGGTTCGTGTTCGTGGGCGATACCGACGGCGGGCAAACCGTCAACCACGCCGGTGCATTGACGAAGTTCTACGACGATAATCATCAGGGGGTAGTCAAGGCCGTGCGACCCGAAGAGGACCCCACCATCACGACCACGATCGTCGATTTGACCCTGGAGAACTACGCACGTGTGCTGAATGACGCGGCCAACGTCACATCGGACGCCGGGCCGCCAGCGGTCAAGCGCATGCCGATCAAGCGCGGGCGGATGCCAAAGCTCTATACCATGCTGTTTCGATCGGAGATCGCGTCACCCTACGGTAGCTACCCGATACAGTACTATCTGCCAATGGCGGTCTTTGACGGCGAGCCCGCGCCAGCCTTCACGAAGGATGGCCGCGCAGGGCTGGAGCTGGTTGTCACGCCGTTCGAGGATGACACGCAGGCTAGTGGCGATGAACTGGGCTGGCTGACTGCGCAGACGAGCTAAGTGACAAGCGCCGGTCCATCACACAAGGAGCAATCACGATGCCTTCCTTCAGTCTCTCCGACCTGATACCCGATCCGATCGTCTACATCGACGACACGTTCGGCGGCGAGGGCCGGCGCCACGAGATGCGAACCTCGCAAATGTTCAGCAGTGAGGACTTTGCGGCATACAACCGTTTGCAGCGCGAGGTCGATCAGGCGCAGGTGCTCATGCAGATCAAGGATGCTGCGAAGCGCGACCCTGCGAAGGTCGAGCGCGCGATGACGCAGATGCTGCGCATCCTCGACGAGATGCTGCTGATTTTGATGCCGGATTTCCCGCGTGAACGCCTGGAAAGGCTCCCGACCTGGGCCAAGCAAGAAATCATCAAGCGCTGGCGCGCCGAGCAGCGGGGGGGCGCCACGTCGACCACCGCAGAGTCGGAGTCGCAGCCCGTGGGGGAAGTGGAGCCGCCGGCGCCACAGGCGACGACGCCGCGCGGCAGACGCTCGCGCGCCTCTGCTACTTCTACGGGGGGTCGCCGCTAGACTATCTGCGGATGCCGGTCTGCTATTTGACGATCCTGATCGATCAGCTGCCGGCTTTGCGTGCCGCTGAGCAGATCGACGCGGTAGAGGCAGCGACCGCACCGTACCTGGACCGACAGACACGCCGGCGCATGATGCGCCAACTGCAAATCCACGTGCTGCCGGCGCCCAAACCACAGCCCGTCACATTTATCGAACATGATCCCGAGAAAGCCGCCGAGTGGCTTGAGGCGCGCGGCTTCCGGGTCGTGCGCGCCAAAAAGGTCGAGAGCGTGTAGCGATGGCCGCCGAAGACTCACTGGGTAATGCTGTACTCGGCACCGAGGTGTCGCTGAAGGGCCTGGATGAGGGCATCAGCGACGCGGAGGCACGCGCCGAATCCGGCTTCTCCCATATCGGCGACATCATCGGCGGCGCGCTCAAGATCGGGCTGGCCGCCGCTGCCGCTGGCGTTGTGGCGTTCGGTGCCGTGCTCAAAGGCGGGATCAACGACGCTCGTGCGCATCAGTTGGTGATGGCCCAGACTGAGCAGACCATCGCCTCGATGGGCAACGCGGCAGGCGTGTCTGCCGAGCACGTCGAAAGTCTCGCTGCCTCTCTCTCAGCCGCTTCCGGTAAATCCCTCTTCGGTGACGACCAGGTTCAGGCCGCAACCAATATGCTGCTCACTTTTGGGAATATCAAAGGTGAGATGCTCGACTTCGCGACCGTGCTCACGGTCGATATGGCCCAGGCGCTCAAGAAGACGCCCGAAGACATGTCGATCATGGTCGGCAAGATCCTCAACAGCGCCGATGCGATGTCGGCGGCCCAGCGCCAGGGCGTCAGTTTCAGCGACGAGCAGCTGAAACTGGGCAAGCGCCTGTTTGAGACGGGGCACATTGCCGAGTACCAAAAACTGGTGCTCGACGAGCTCAACAAAGAATTTGGCGGGCAGGCCGAAGCAGCCGCAAAGGCAGACGGCGGCTGGGCGCAGTTCCATGACCGACTCGGCGAGGCGGCCGAGACGATGGGCACGGCCGTGCTGCCGCTGCTTTCTGACCTGGCCGGCTTCCTCAACGACACGATCGTGCCGATCGTCGAGAGCGCCGCGGCAGGGTTTGGCGAGCTGGTGCAAGCCTTTGAGACGGGCGCGGCCAATGGTGGCGGGGCTATCGGTGGGCTAGCGAACGCGCTCTATAGGCTGGATGGCGTCTCGCCGATTTTTGACACACTGGGCGATGCAGTTGTCACGCTGGGTGGGTTGTTCGATGATGCGTTCGGCGAGGGAGGCGGAACGGGCGTCCTGCTCGACGACATCCGTGAGATGACTGGCCTGGATCTGAGTCCGGTCGTCAGCACGCTCCAGGACGTTGCCGGCGCCGCGCAGGGCCTCTATGACATCTTCTTCAACCGCGATTTCACGGGCGGGATCTTTGGCCTTCAGGAAGACGATCCCATCATCGGGACGCTGTTCGATATCCGCGACGCTCTGGTAGAGACGGCCGGCGAGGTGTCGGCAACCTTCAGCGATGCGCAAAATCCTGTCGAGGGTCTGCTGAATGTCCTTTCCGAGGTCAGCCCGGCGTTCGCGTTGCTGTATGGAGTCGCTCAGGAGACACTGCCGCAGATCGAGGCGCTGGTTGGCCAGGTACTTAGCGACATCATCGCCTACTTCGAGGCGAACGGTGCCGAAATGATCGGCCAGGCACAGACGACCTGGCAGGGCGTCCATGATACGGTGCTCTCGCTCATCGAGCCACTGGCCGAGGTCATCAACGCCGCACTGGCGCAAATCAGCGCTTTCTGGCAGGCGCACGGTGATGAAGTCCTGGCGACTACCGGCCAGATATACACCCAGGTCAACGATATCATTCAGGTGGCGATGCAGCTGATCCAGGCCACCATCGTCCCCGCACTCCAGTTTCTTGCCCAGTTCATCAACGATCACGGGGCTGAAATCCAGGCCGCGTTCAGCGGCGCCTGGCAGATCATCAGCAGCGTGATCGATGCCGCGCTGACGCTGATCAGGGGCATCTTGACCGCCGCGCTTCAGGCCATCCACGGCGACTGGAGCGGCGCCTGGCAGACGATCCAGGACATGTCGGCGCGGATTGTTACCGACCTACTGGGCGTGATCAGTGGTGGGCTGCAGCTCATCAAGGCGTCGTTTGACACGACGGTTGATCTCATCCTCGGCATCTGGAACGGCCTGATCGGGAAGTCGGCAGGGATCGGCAATGATATCGTCAATGGCATCATCAACGGGGTCAAGTCGGCCGGCGATCGACTGTTCGACACGCTGCGCAATCTGGCAACAAACGCGCTCCAATCCGCGAAAGATGCGATCGGGATCGGTTCGCCGTCACGCGACTTCGCCGAGCAGGTCGGCGAGCCGATCATCGACGGCATCATCGCCGGGGTGCAAGGGACCGCCGATCAGTTCTACGGCACGCTAGCGGACGTTGCCGATGGCGGCGTCGATGTGATGCGCGACGCTGGGGAGAGCCTGGGCGAGGTATTGCGTGAGAGTAGCGCGCCGGATGATGCGGCGGATCTCGGTACGAACATCATGCAGGGCCTGGTCCAGGGTGTCGAGGACCATCTTCAGGGCGCGATCGACGCGATGCAGGGCGCCGCCGATCAGATGCTCGGAACGATGGCGGATGCGCTCGATATCCATTCTCCGTCCCAGGTGTTCGCCGATATCGGCGAGATGAGCATGCTGGGCCTGCTTGGTGGCCTGGAGGGGATGCTGCCCGATCTGCTGGAAGGCATCCAAATGATCTCAACGCAGCTGATCATCTCGATGTCTGACATGACAGAGGACGCTAAGAAGGAGGCCGAGGACCTGGTCAACTCGCTGGCGAGTATTGTAGAGGAATTGCCCGACAGGGTGCATACAGCGCTCGCCGATGCGTTCGACGCGACCGCGAGCATCGACCGGCAGAAGGCACGCAATACCAAGGCGCTCGAAGACATTGACGCGGCCGTGATGAAAACGGCGGACGGCGGCGTGTTAACTGTCACGGCCGCGGCGCACCGCGATCTCCTGCGTCAGCAACTGGCCGAGGCCGAGCAAATAGCCGCCGCGATGACTGACCCCGAGCAAGCCGCGAAGTTCTACAAGATGCGGTCTAGCCAGATATTTGAGCTGGCGAAGCTCCAGCAGAATCTAGCGAGTGCGCAGACGGACGCAGAACGCAATAGCATCAGCCAACAGATCGCAGATATCCAGAAAGCGCAGCAGGCCGAGCAAGCGGCATTTGGGGAGCGCTCGCAGATAACCAATAACAATAGCCTCAGCGCACTGGCTGAACAGCTTCAGGCTGTGCTGAACGCCGTGCCGGACGCAGGCCAGAACCCGATCTGGATGCAACTCTACGATCTCCTGGTGCAGATCAATAGCGCCCAGCAGCCACCAACTGGCCAGGGTGGACAGGGCCTTGTTGCACCGTCGTCACTTCTGACCGGTTCGTCTGGGAGCTTCATGACGGCTGGTACAACAGTCAACATCGCGGTCGATGCCCGTGGCGCGACGAATATCCAGGCGACAGAGGAAGCTGGCTATCGCGGGGCCAAGAAGGCGCTCGACGAGGCGGGTATCCGCGCGGATGTCTACAAGCGGACACGGAGATAGACCATGCCGATGATCCTGCGCCTGACCGACGGAACAACCACCTGCGATCTGATCTGGCACTCGGCGGGCAACCGCAAGTATATGCTGGCGCGTGACAGCTGGGCACCAAAGATCGCGCGGCTGCGCAAGTCCACGCTCGGCGGCAGCGGACCCTACATGGATGAGGTCGAGGAGTTCCAGGTCCATGTGATGGGCGAGACAGAGAGCGAGGTACTGACCAACCTCTATAGCCTTGTTTCGCTCTTGGATCAAGCCGAACGTTTTTGGAGGTTAGGACAGAACGTCAGCCCTGTCGTTATGCAGTGGGCGCCGAATGGCGCGGCGCGTGTGTACAACTGCCTCGTGCTAGGCCGCGCGCCGGGGGATGAGACGAACGCCGCCGCGAGCCTGCCGGTCAGCCTTAACCGCAATGTAGGCATGCAGATGATCGAGGCGGTCAACGTCGCTTTCCTGCGGCGCGGCCTGCTGTTGGACCCGACGACCGAGAGCGCCAGCAGTGGCGCATCAGCTAATCCGACGGTGCTGAGTGCGACGGTCACGACGAATATAGCGGTGAGCTCGCCGACGAAGCTCCAGATGGCCTGGTCGGCCGCACTCCTCTCGAACACGGCCGCGACGATCCTGTATGCCAGCGCGACGAGCCGACTGCAACTGTATGAGGCCGAGAGCGGTTCGCTTGGCGCGACGGTCACATCCACCGCCGACGCGGCAGCCAAGGCGCGCGGCGGTAACGTTGCGCGCTGGGCGCCAGCCGATACGACACTGCTGCCGCTCATCGATACCACGCTCTCGGGCTTCGATTCGACCTCGCGCCGCGTCGGCGTCTGGATAGCCGTGCGACCGAATACAGCTGCGACGACGTTTCAACTCCAGTGCTCGCTCGAATCGCAAACGACGCCGCTCCTTACGGTCGATGGCTCCAGTCTCACGCCGCGCATTATGTTTTTGGGGGTCACAACCTCCAACTTCGCGCCATCCAACCTGCGCATCTCCGGCAAGGCGTCGGCGGGTAGTGGGACATGCGACATTGACTATATCGCGATCCTGGCACTCGACGACGAGCGGAGCGGATCGATCATCGCGACGGGCAACGGCACCAGCCCGCTCGTGATCGACCCACGGCCGCTGACCGGCGCCAGCCCACAGGCGACGCTGAACGCGGGGAATCTGGCGGCGAGCTACCTGGGCGATGGCATGATCCACACGAACGGGCAAACCGTCGCTGCCCTGATGCTGCAAACGAACAGTACCTACTGGCGCGCGGTCGATGCTGGTACAAACGTGGTTAACAACACATTGACGGCCACGCGCACCAACGCCTATCTTGTACCGAGGTGATGTATGGGCATGGGGCTGGGCATCTTCGATACACCTGGCGGTTCGCTCATTGCCGATCATGCGCCACGTGCTGAGGATCTCGAGATCACGACAAACGAGCACGGGGTCGAGAAGCTGTCCTATACTGTGCAGTTGGGCTTGGCCGACGCGTTCGCCTTCTGGGACCCGAACGGCACGCCATGGGCACGGGCGCATCTGAACGGCCTTGATCTCTTCACGGGTCGCCTGGAAGATCGACGCATTCGCGATGGGTCGGTCGCGTTTCAGGCGCTCGGGCCATGGCGATCGTTGAGTGACCTCCCTTACACGGCGCTGTGGAGCATGACCAGCACCGCTGATTTTCGGCCGCTCACCAACGTCGATTTTGGTAACTTTGTCTCGGCCTACCCAGATCGGTACAACTTCAACACGGCCAATCAGCTGTGGATCACACCTCAAAAAAACGCCACATTGGGCAACACGACCAATATCAAGCCCGGGATGCTCGGCTATGAGATCCCTCATAGCAGCACGCGCGATATCATCGGCGTGTCGTTCGACTTCACCTTTGTGGCGCCGGCCGCGAACTGGCGCGCGGCGTTCCAAACACGAAATGCCGATTTCTCGGGCATCGCCAATCCCTGGTTGATCACATCGGCTGGCGCGGGGACCACGGTCGGCTCGATCAATGTCACATTTGCAGCGGCGAAGGTCGTTAATTTCTTTATGGACTTCAACGCTGCCGACGCGGCCTATGGCGGGGAGACTGGGGCAAACTTTCTCAAGATCACAAATCTCCGACTTGTCACTACGACCACGAACCGCATCAGTACCACGCTCGGCACCATCATCGCAGCCGGCACGCGCACGGTGACGCCGGGCAGTATGGCGCGGATCTACGTCGGCCAGCGTTTGCACGTCGCTCAGGGTAGCGCGACAGTCGCAGAGAGCGTGGTCGTGACCGCAGTGACTACGACGACTTTCACGGCGGTCTTCGCCTTTGCACACGTGGCAGCTGACACGGTCACAGCACACATTGTCTACGCCGATGAGATCGCGAAAGACATCGCGACGACGGTCAACGCGGCCAATTCAGCACAGCTCGGCAGCAGCGCACAGCTGATCGAGTCGCCGGGCCTCGACCTGACCGATATCGTTTATGAAGATGCTGATATGCAGCAACTCATGATCGACCTGGCCGAGAAGGGCGACACCGCCGGCCAGCGCTGGGAGGTTGGCGCGGAGATGCTGGGCGACTCGCCACTGCTCTTCTTTCGGGCCGAGGGCAGCGCCGGTCAGACGTGGTATGTGGACGCGCTGGATATTGATGTGGAGCGTAGCCTGGAGAGCCTGCGCAACAGTGTATACGCAACCTACCAGGATGCCAACGGCCGCACACTGCGCACAGCGACAAGCACCTCAACGAGCAACGTCAACCGCTACGGCATCACTCGCCGGCAGGCAGTCACGGCTGATACGACGAACACCACACTTGCACAAACCATTCGTGATACTGCGCTGGCGGACACCAGGGACCCGCCACCGCGCGCCGGTGTCGTTTTCACGCGCGTATTTGATGCCTACGGCTCACCGCACTTGCTCGCCGAGATCGCGGCGAACGATACGATCGTTATTCGTAACCTGCCGCCTTCGCTCGCGACGACCGTCGACCAGATTCGGAGCTTCCGGATCAAGCACACCAGCTACAAGACCGACGACGCGATCGAAGTCGAGCCGGACATTCCACGGCCGGCGCTGGAGTTCTTCTTGAGCCGACTGGCGATCGGCGTTAACGCCTGACGAGAGGCAGATGTACGAGCCGCCGCGCTGGCCTGGCTGGTTCCAGCGTCGGGGGAATATCGGGGCCTGGCGTCACCGGCCCGGGGGTCAGGCAGGGCACGCGCGGTACGTAGGCGCAGGCCGGTGGCAGTGTCGGCGGTGGGGTTTCGGTTGGTGTGCCTATTTGTGTTTGGCTGACTATGTGCGCAGGCGTTGGGCTGGTGATAGAGACAAAGGCTACGGCCAGCAACGCAGTGATGAGGAGTATGCGATACATGATAGCCCTCTTTCACGATGGCACTATTATATACGAACTGGAGGAGCAACCCGAATGCCTATAACCATCACGCTTCCTAACGACTTCCCCGTTTCGCCTCGTCTCACCCCTGTCGGCGATGCCGCCGGCCACGTGCTGCTCACGGTGGTCCACAACAAAACGCCGCAGAGCAATGACGTTGAGTACGGAGCAGTCTACCTGGTGGCGCCCGACCGTAGCGTCACGCTCGTCGGCCGCGACGACCTTGCCGCGAAAACATCCGGCGCCGATGTGCTGCTCCTGCCCGGCACCACGTCCGATCGCCAAACGGTCGAGCTGTGGGTGACGGAGGCCAGCGCGCCTGGCGGGCCTGGGTCAAGCAACGTCGTCCACGTCTACACCTTCGTCGATGCCGTTCCAGGACGGGCACCACTCCAGGCGGTCGATGGGGCTGCTCGCCAGCAGGCCAATGCCGCGACCAAGATGGCCGCCGCGGCGCTGAAAGGCGTAGACGAGCTGAAGGCGGCAGGAGTGAGCGGCACCGACGCGGTGAAGGCCCTGGCCGCCGACCTCGTAGCAGCGGCGGGGGAGCATGACTAAGTTTCTTCTTGCAGATCAAGCCAGGCCGCGGCTGCTGCGCTGGCGGCCGTAGCTGGCGCCAGCGGCTCCTGAACGGCCGGCGCCACGCCACACGGCGTCCAGAGCAGTGCTTCGAGCGATTGGCCACGTCGCGCCAGGTAGCGCGCTCGCAACAGGTCGTAGATGTGTTGCTGAACCGAGACACCGCGCGCCGCGGACTCGGCCAGCAGTTCGGCCAGCGCCGGATCGTCGGCGCGAAACTGGCCGTTGATGTCGATACGATGGATGGGCGCCCGCTGGCTCATCGCAGCTTGCTCCAGGCCACTTCGGGAATCTGCTGGCCTACCGCAAAATACCCCTGCGCGTTCGCGAGCTCGGGATGGCGTGGCACATCAAGGTGTGCGATCAGGTGCTGGAGCTGGCGTGCCACATAGTAGGCGCCACCACCGATCAGCAGCACGCGGGCAGCCTCGCCGGCGACCTTGCCGCGCTCACCCTCGCCCCACGTCCGCGCCACGAACGTGGCGATCTCGTCCGCTACAG